ATAGGGACGGCGCAAATGGTTCTGATGGTTAGCATAAGGCTCTACTGGAAAATTGGGGTAAAACAGGCCGGGAGGAACATCGTTCGGGCAAAAGAAGAAAAAGGGAGATCGTGTCACTGGGGGGATTCAATCACAAAGTGACCGCGTACAATGGCAGTGAACGCGGGCATTTGGGTTGCACCAACCGCAGCGCCAGCAGAAGAGTCAAAGAAAACACGAAATAGGGGAGGGCCGAAGTTCCCGGTTTGATTGGGGGAAAGATTATCGGCAATGCCGTCCACACCGAACTGAAGGGGAAAGACGGCGGGAGAAGCTTGTTGGCCGGCAAGGGAAAGCACAGCGGATCCGGAGTTATACTGGGTCAAGGCATCGGCCCCGGAGGGGAAAGGTTGAAGGGGGTGGTTGGAACGGTACATGCACCAGACGACCGATGAATCGTTGGTCTGGGCCAGGACGGAGGAAACGTGGAAGTGGATCGAGGCGTCAATAATGCGCACGTTGCCAGCTAAGAACTGGGAGTCGAAGAGTTTGTTTTTCCCGATGATGACGGAGTTGAGACTCTCAAGATATGGGGAAGACAACCCGGAGACGTTGCGAACCAGGATGACCGAGAAGGGTTCGGGTTTCGGGGCAGCGAGAACGGGGAGAGTCGAAGCTGCGGTGGCTTGCATTGTTTGCAGACGGTATTGGCGGGGTGGGGGTGAGAGTCGTTACAAACTAGAACGATGTTCTCAAAATACTCGAGAGTTGAAAGAAAGAATTCGAGATCGTAGTAGATGAGAGATTCGAAGTGGGTAGAGAGGGTATCAAGGCAACCAGGGGCATCCGGGAAGACGGTAAGGTAAAGGAAAGCCTGGAAGTGACGGCAAGAAAAGTATTGAACGAGTGAGTCGTTAACAATGGGCGAGGCCTGTCGAAGAGCCAGCGTGAAGAGAGCGTCACCCACGTAGGAAGACAGTGAGGTAAGGGAGCGGGGGCGACACTTGTGAACGGGGGAGCGGTACAAACGACAAACCGGGTGGAACTTCAACTTACCGGAGAGAACATCTGCATAACGTTCGGGGATGAGATGAGCTGGGAAATTGATACCCAGGAAGGAGGTGAATTCGGGGAGGGTTGGGAACCGATCGGGATCAAGGTGGGAAAGGTGGTATGGACCACCAGTCGTGGTTGGAGAGGGCGGAGAGATGGCTGGACGCGCGTCGGGAGTTGCGGCAGAGGAATTCAAGCGTCTGTAGAGCACAACGTTGAGAATTAGGCTCGTCACAATGGAACAGGATAAGATCAGAGTAGAGGGAGTCATAGTGGAAATTGTTGAGGAGGCGGGTAAAAGAATACAACGTAGAGCGATGCTTTTCAAAGAGAAGACGGAAAGTAGAATGAGAATTGGAAACATAATTGAGGGAGCGAATGAGGAAAGAAGTCTTATGGGCTAGATAAAAACGAGAGCAGTAGTCAAAGGCAGAAAGGACGTCAGGGGAGAAGGATTCAGGAGAGGAGTGGAAGACGGCGTAACCAAGTTGGTGTTCGAGAAAATAGGAATCAATGACACGGGAGAGAAGTGAAAAGGCCTCAGCGTGTTGGAGGCGGAGAGCCATAGTGCGAGGGTCGCGGACGCAGCCAGAAGGAGTAACGAGTGAGGAAACAAATTCGGGGGGGTTGGGGAAAGAGACCTTGAGGGTGGGGGCCTTTTCGCGGGTTTGGAAAGGAGCAAAGGGAAGGATTTCGTCACAGAAGAAATCATCACCTACGTAACCGAGAGATGCGGGAGCAGTGGGGTGGCGTGCGCGTTCGACGAGACTCGGGAAATTGAGGGCAGACCAAGCCATCATGTAATAAGTGTTACCATGAAGAGTCCACCACTCGCCGGATTGACGAATGACCTTGAAAGTGGAGTGGAAGTTGTAGAAGGAGCATTTGGTGGTGGTGTAGAGGGAGATCAGGTCGACGGGAATGTCGCAATACTGTAGAATTGCCTGTTCAAACTTGAGACCGGGCATGGACTGATTGTAATCAAAGGAGGTGGCGTCGACAGTGGTGCCGGGACCGGGCCGGACGTGTTCCTGAGCCCAGGTGCTGAGTTCGGGAAGGGACATCTTGTTGTAGACGACGATGTTGGAGGGGCGAAGGGGGGCGAGGAGTTCCTCAATGTAAGAGGCAATGGGTCCGAGAGCGAGGAGGAGAGCATCTTGACAAAGAGCAATAGGTTGACCTGCTTTGGTGGGAGTGAAAGCGGATTCAGTTTTTTTCTTCCATTGGGTCTTAACCGAGCTGATGACGTAATTGATGAACTGCTCGGGGGAAGCGCGCATCTCATCATTGCGCATTAAGGTGGGGGCGCCTTTTGTCAACTTGCGAGCCTCAGCGGCGGCAACATGAGTTTTAAAGTTTTCAGGGTCGAAGGTGAAAGGGGAAGTGGATGGCAAACCGTGGAGAGAAAGGAAGGCGGCGAAAAGATCGGCAGAGAGAGGGGAGAATTCTTGGAAGGCGAACTCGTTATTTTTTTGGGCGGTATACTGAAGGCGTTTTTCGAAAGTATAAGAAGTGAAAGGAAGATCGCGAGATGTGTGATGTTGGTAGAGAGAGGTCATAAGGAAAGGGTCGGAACAATCAGGAACAATGGTATCATCTAAGCAGGAGGTGATTTCTCCTCGGTAATCTATTTCGAGCTGCTCACGAGCAGCAAGGGGTTCGTAGGCGAGCAAAGGGTCAGTGGAATCGTGAGTGAAATTTTCGCGGACGGTGGGCAAGGAATCGGGACAATATGCAATAACGGATGGCACGTCGGGTTCAACGGTGAGAGCAAGATGGGCCCCAGAAAGCTGTTGGGTCACAGCAAGTTCCTGGGGGAAGTGGTGAGCGGGAATGAATAAATCAGACATTCGTTCGTCCACCCGAGAAGGGGGTAATGGCGTTTGGGTTGGTGGGGGTGAAAGGAAGGGGGACAAGGGTGTGCATGCCGAGGAAAACGCGGAGGGAATCGTAAGCCTCGAAGTGTGTTCCAAAGATGAGGCAGCGGAGGAACGGGTTCCGCTTGATAAGATGTATATTGGTCTCGTTGAGAGACAGTTGGTTGTACACGAGGACGTTCTTTTTGCCGCGGGTCATGGCAACCCACAGCGTACGGTAATCCATTTTTAGACAGTCATTCGTGAGGACGAGCTGATAGTCAGAATCGAAGTCTTGGCCTTGAGCGAGGGTGTAGGTATAGGCCCGCATGGAGGAAGTGGAGGATGCTGCGGTGCCGGGGAAGAGAGTCGGGAGTCGAGGATCCAGAATGTGGCATTTGATGAAGCTGCCTGTTTGCTCCGACGAGGTGGGGATGCCAACGGAGGTGGCGACACCAATGGCCAGACGACGAGTGTAGAACATGTAGGGGACCGGGAGATGGCGAGGGAGGACCTCATCGAAGGCGGATGCACCGGGAAGATGCTCGACGAGGGCATCGGTCAAGGCGTGGAAAGCCACTTGACCTGGATCACCCATAATGGAGACGTGGGTGACGTGGGAGTGGTAGGTAAGGTAGGCGGAGAGGAAACCTTTCGGGAATAGAGAAAACTCGTCGAGGAAGATGTGAGCCGGGGGGACCATGCAGAAAAACTTTTCGAGGGTCTGGACGCGCCAACCGAGGGCGCCGAGGTCTAAATCTTGATCCCATTTTTCGCGGAGAGGGTTGCGGGGAGTGGCGATGGCAAAATCCGAAGAGTTGAGTGTGAAACTGCGGAGTGCATTGGCGAAGGCATAAGACTTACCACAACCGGGAGCACCTATTTGGAAATTGATCTCGACGCGGATCGGAGGTAGAGACCTTTTGTTGATGGAGGCCAACTCGTTGAGGCTCTTAAGGTGATCGGTGGTGAGATTAGTTTTACTCCAGTCGGAGTTGTTGATAAGACCGCGAAGGACATCGCGGAGGAAAACCTTGCCTGAAGCTCGAGAAACCGGAACGTTGAAGAAGGGGGAGATGGCGGAGCAAGGGGCGACAGTGCGAGGCACACGACCGGTATTGGTGGAAGAAGACACAACAAGAAAAGCCTTGGGGACCTTCTTGCCGGGACGACGAGCAAGAGCCTGTTTGGAGCTCACAGACCAATGTTGACCACATCCGTCGAAAGTGAGATGGTAGGGGGTGGCATCGGGGGACGAGGAACCAAGACGAGTGGGGATGTGGTTGGGCCAACCGGTATGGTGAGAAAGGGTAACGTAGAAGATGGCGTCAATGGTGAGACCGAGCCGGTGGAGCTCAAAAGGACCGAGGTTGGTGGACCCGTGATGATCAAGATCACGGGAATGTTGGGCGGTGAGGAGGAGGCGGATGTGCTCCCATTGTGTAGAACCGGTGAGGGTAAACAGAGCCTTCAAAAGGCAATCTTGGTGGGTGGGTTCCTGGGCGAGAGGGCGAGGGTGTGGTTTGGAATTGTCGAAAGACCGGATGGGAGCCTTGGAGAAGGTAGCTTCGGCCGGGGAGTAAGTGAAACCAGCGACCTCTTTGACAGCGGTCATCATGCGAGGGTGAGGAACGCCGACCTCGGGGGCGACGGAGAAGACATCTGGAAAGCCCTCGGTCCAGACGGGGGGGATAGTGGGATTGGGGTGGCTGGTAGGGACGACGGCTGGCAGAGGCACTTTCGGTTGATGTTTAGGACGGGGTGGAATGACCAAGGGGTAAGGCATAGCAACAGGGGGAGAGGAAATGCGACTAGACCCGGTGATCAAGGCCAATTCAGAGGAGTGGCGTTCGCCTCGCCAAAGAGCAGGCAAAGGAGCATCAAGAGGGGATGGAGGGGAAGGGGGGAGCGGTACATCTTCGGGGAGGGGATGAGAGAGAGAGAGGGAAGCAACGAGAGGCGAGGTGATTTGTGGGGGGAGAGAGACAACATAAAGAGGGCGGGGAGATCCGGAGGGAGAGGGAAGCAAATTGGTAGTAGAGTTGGGGGAGGCGACAGGTTTGGGGGCTTGCTTGTGCAATGAGCGGAAAGAAGCGGCCGAAATGGTGGCGAAACAGTGAGCGGAGATAATGTTGAGGCTGCGCATCTCAGGTGCCGGGGTGCATGGAAGACTGGGTAGGGGAGAGGGATGAGCGACGGATAGGGAAGAAGGGAGGGAACCGAGGGAAGAAATAGAGGAGGAAGGTGAAAAATCAAGGGGAGGGAGAACGGAAGGGGCGGGGGCCGGGACAGAACGGGAAGTGTAACGACGAGTTGGTAGTACCGATTGGAAAGAGGGAGGGCGAGGAGCTGATTCACGGGCGAAAAAACGTTCGTAAGCCCATTCAGCGAGTCTGTTGACGAGATAAGAGATGCCAGCAGAGAAGACGAGTATGGCGAGGGAAGTGAGAATACCGGCACCGTCAACGCTGTGAGCATCGAAGAATGGGGAGGTGGAACCGTCGTACACATGGACGGAGCGAGCAAGATGGGGGTGGTAAGTCGTGGTGAGTTGAAGGATGTCAATCTCCTTGTAAGCGCGTGTGATCTCACCAGCGAAGAAGCGGCGGAGGGGGCGAGTGAGATAAGCCCAGAAACGGTGGAATATAGACGAGTAAAACCGGAGCTGGCCTTGAGAGCAGATGGGGAGGGACTGCCAGTCGTAAAGGAAAGCGGTAAGGTCGTTGATGGCAATCTGATTGGCGAGCTCAGATGTGATATAGGCCTGGTAGCCACGGATTTTGGAGTGGATTTGTGCGTGGTTGAGGGTTTTGGTCGAGCGGACCCAAGTACACAACTGGCGGAAGAGGGGGCCGGGTACGAAGTTGGTTTGGATTGGGAGATCGCGGAGGGTGGGAATCTGGACCAGATCGGGCAAGTCAAAGCGGGCAGAGGGGAGCGAAAGTTTGAGATCCGGGAAGCGACGATAAACAATGACGTGGTGCCCGGCGATGCTCTCGACTACCTCGCCTCTAACGAAGCAATCGGAGAGAGAGATGTCGAGGGAACGAAGCAAAGCGAAGCTACGCTCGACGGGGGCAAAGTAGGGGACGGCGTGGTGACCTTCGAGAGCGTAAGTGTAGTGGTCTCCGTCGTAGGAGAGGGAGTACAGTTTGGGGTTGAAGGAGGCGGAGCGGGTTAACAATTCGGGAGGGGCGATGAGGGTGATGACGGCGACATCGAGGGTGGGGTGTCGAGAGAACAGGTAGCCGATGTCATCGGGGCAGAGGTAGTGACCGGTGTCCTCAGAGTACAGCGATTGCACGTCCTCGAGAACAGAGACATCAAAGGGGTCAGGATAGCGGGAAGCATCGCGAGGGGTAAGAGCGATGTTGTATGAACGGGTTTCGGAGATACGGTTGTCAGAAGCGGGGGAAAAAAGGGATTGGTGACGTACCTTGACCTGGTTCAAAAGGGTGATTCCAGAGAGATGGGAGCGGGCGACCTGGCGAAGATGGTGACGAATAGAAGCATGGACCGGGTGAGCAGCAGGGCGAGTGGACATGGGTGAGACAGAAAGACCGAGGGAAACACAGAGATCGAAAGCTGTTTCATCCATGGCGTAAGGAGAACACCAGGGAGAAGCAGTGGTGGCGACGAGGTTGTTGTATTTTTGTTGAAGATAAGCATCGCGGGCGATGCCGGTAAGAGAAGCGACGAAAGAAAGAGGATTGAAACGCATAACCGAGAATAGCACTGATTAGAGTGCAGGGG